GTGCAAGGCGGCGAAGGCTGACTATGACCGCGATTGGCGGGCAGGACGAACAGGGAAGGTAGCAGCATGAAGTGTGTCGAGGACCAATGTGATCGTAAAACGGTGGCTCGTCAGATGTGCGGTATGCATTACCTGCGGTGGAAGCGCGCTACCCCCAAGGAAAAACGCGAACCGCTCGTGCGGCCATCCGCTACGGAACGGTTCTGGAAGAACGTAGACAAGTCTGGCTCTTGTTGGGAATGGACTGCTGGGAAGAACAGCTACGGGTACGGCTGGTTCTGGGTGAACGGCGGGAATATGGGCGCTCACCGCTTTTCGTACGAGCAGTCGAAAGGCAGCATCCCGGAAGGTTTGCTTGTGGATCACATCTGCCACAACAGAGCATGTGTCAATCCCGACCACCTCCGGCTTGTCACCGATAAGCAGAACGTCGAAAACCGGGCGGGCCTGTCGGCAAGAAATACCAGCGGCGCACATGGGGTCTATTGGGACCGGAGAAGAGGCGCGTGGTGTGGGGTCATCGGGCACAACCGGAGGCGGTACTTCCTCGGCCCGTTTGGAACCGTGGAGGAGGCCGACAGTGCAGTGCGAGCAAAGCGGAACGAACTCTTCACGCACAACGATCTGGACAGGCTGTGTTCGTAATGACACGGCTGTAAGTTTGCCTCAGATATCGCCTACGAATACCTGACTTAGGTACTCGTAGGCGATATACTGAGTAGGAACGCAAAAGCCCCGCAGGTGCGCTAACACCTGCGGGGCCACAAAACGAAGGACTCGGATATGAGATTATCGCAACCCGCCGACGTTGACAAGACGGCCGCCGCCCGCGAACTCCTCGCCATACACGCACAACGCCGGCTCGAAGTGCGCCTCCACGACGGCTACCTCACCAAACTCTTCTACGACCACGGCATCCCCGTCGAGGACATCGCCGCTGCGTATGGGGTAGGACAGCGCACCGTGTACGACATCATCAAGCGCCAGCCCGTGGGCTGCCATAAGCCAGGGGAGACCTGTACCGCTTGCGGGACTGTGGAGGTGGCATTTTGAGCCTCTACTACTCCGACGACCATGTGACCCTCTATCACGGGGACTGCCTCACCGAGCACAGGGAATGGCTCGAGGCGGACGTGCTGGTGACTGACCCACCGTACGGCAGCGAGAACGGCAATGGATACGGCAGAGCAGGCGGTAATGGTCGTATCGGGAACGCGTTCATCGCCAATGACCGCACGACCGAAGTTCGCGACGCTGCGCTTGCTGCGTGGGCTGATCGGCCGGTAATCGCATTCGGAACACCTCGCATGCCGGAACCTCCAGGGGGATGGGATCACCGGCTCGTGTGGGATAAGCGTGAGCCGGGACTGAATGGTGGTCCGTGGCGCTACACGCACGAGAGTATCTTCGTCCGCGGTGAAGGATGGGCACGCGTAAGCGCAGCCTCATTCTCCATCCTCAGCTACCCGTCAGGGAACGGTTCACCGGAGAAGCGAGACCACGTCCACGCTAAGCCTGTAGCGCTGATGATGCGCCTTATCGAGGCAGCCCCGCCGGGGGCGATCGCGGACCCATTCGCGGGCAGTGGATCGACTCTCATCGCCGCTAAGAACCTCGGACGGAAAGCCATCGGTGTAGAGCTTGAGGAACGGTACTGCGAGATCATCGCCAAACGGTGCCAGCAGGAAGTCCTCGACATCTTCGGGGGTGTCGCCTGATGCCCCGCGACACCCGAACCTACATCACCGTCCACGACGGGATGCCCGAACACCCCAAAATGGAAGTCCTCTCCGACGCCGCATTCCGGGCCATCATCGACCTATGGTGCTGGTGCTCACGCAACCGCACAGACGGCAAAATACCGGCCGCCGTATGGACGAAACGCGTACCCGTGAAAGCCCGCAAAGAACTCCTTGGAGTGCTCATCCACGAGACCCCGGACGGGTTCCAGGCCCACGACTACTTGGAGCATCAACGGTCATCTGAGGAGATCGACCAGCTATCCGCCAAGCGGTCCGAAGCTGGCAAGCGGGGCGGCAAAGCGAAAGCAAGAAACGTAGCCGAAGGGGTAGCAAGTGCTACAGCAAATGCTAAGCAAGACGCTGGCAAAAACGTAGCAGATACAGATACAGAGAGTACTAACAAAGTTAGTACTAGTCCCGGGAGCCTAACGGCACCCGTGATGTGCGAACTCCTCGCAGACCTCATCGAAGGCAACGGGTCCCTCCGACCAACCATCACCAAGGAATGGTTAGACGAAGCCCGCCGCATGATCGACCTCGACAAACGCGACCCGTCAAAAGCTGAAAACCTGATCCGCTGGTCGCAGGAGGATTCGTTCTGGCGGAAGAACATCCTGTCGATGCCGAAGTTCCGGAAGCAGTACGACAAGATCCGCCTCGCTGCCCTCGAAGCGTGGGAGAAGAACAAGACCGGCCAGAGCCCGGACGGGGAGATCAACCCGGACGCCATCCTCGGCCGGGACTACTGGACCCCCGAACCCCCACCAGACGGGCTCACCCTCGAAGAACAACTCGCCTGGACGAAACAGCAACGCGAACAGCACGCCGCGGACAGGCTCGAACAAGCCCGAAGGAAAACCCATGCAGCATGAACCCCGCGCCGACACGGGCGCCGAAATGAAACTCATCGGCGCCATCATGGGCGAACCCCGCGCACTCGACGACATCTTCATCAACCCTGAAGATTTTTACCGCCCCGCTCATGAGGAACTGTGGAAGAAGATCACGGCGCAGATCCGGGCGGGGAAACCCGCCGACCCGCTCACCATGTCCCACCTGATCGGGGACATCCCCGGCGTGGACGCCGTCTACCTCCACCAGTGCTTCGCCCAAGCACCCCACAGGGGGGTCGCACCGCATTACGCGGAGATCGTCGTCGGACTCGCACGACTCCGCCGCATGGCCGATGTGGGACAGCAACTCATCCAGCAGGCGCAGACCAGTTCATGGGAGGACGCCGAAACCATCCTCGATGCGGGCCGCGCCACGTTGGATGAGACAGTCTCACAAGCAACCGGTGTCACCATCACGACGTTCGCGAAGGCTCTCGAGTTGGCGGTGGATGAGTGGCAGGCCCCGGAGCAGCAGAAGTACAAGACCGGTTGGTCCGAACTCGACCGGAAGTTGAATGGCGGTTGGCGTGGCGGGCAGCTCACTGTTGTGGGTGCACGTCCCGCGGTTGGTAAGTCGGTGATCGCGTCGTGTGCGGCCGTCGCCGCCCACGGTTACGGTGTGGGGTTCTTCTCCCTCGAAATGTCCATGACCGAAGTCGTCTCCCGCATGGCGGCCAGCGCCCAAGGGATCGACCTCGGCCGGCTGAACTCGGGGAACCTCACCGACATCGACTGGCAGCGGGTCAGCCGGTTGGCGCAACGCTCCCAGGACTGGCGGGTGTACATCGAGGACAAGTCACGGTTGACGATGGCGCAGATCAGGGCGACCGTCCGCACCTGGACGAGGAAAGGCCCACTCCCGCTGGTCATCATCGACTACTCCCAGTTGGTGACCCCGGCGGACCGGACCGAATCCCGTGAACGGCAAGTCTCACGGATCCTCGAGGACTGCAAACACCTGGCGAAGGAGTTCGACACCCACGTCCTCGCCCTCGCACAAGTCAACCGTGGGTCTACCCACCGTGAGGACAAACGCCCCACCATGGCGGACCTCCGCGAATCCGGCGGCATCGAAGCCCACGCCGACAACATCATCCTCCTCCACCGTGACGAAAAAACCCCGGACGAAATCGAACTCATTCTGGCGAAGAACCGGCACGGCCCGAACTGCACCATCAACCTCGTCTGGCGTCCCAGTTTCGCCTCCGCGAACAGCATGGCCTCCGATATCGATGATTACCGGCACGGGATGGAGAACGTCGTATGAGAACCGCCGACAGCATGTTCGACCTCGGCTATGACCCGGTGTTGATTACCGACGCGAACGGGATGACCTGCCAGCACCTCATAGGGGAAACGTTCCGCCTATACGACCACCGCAACCAGACGGAAACCGAATGGCACCGTGAGGACGCTTGGTGGGATCACCGGATGACCCAAACCATCAACCCGGACACCATCCTGTTCCCGGTAACCGTCGTATGGGAGGAATCATGACCTCGCACGCCCGTAAACGGCCCTCACAGGCGACAGAACCGGTCATGGCGGTACCGGTGGGGGTGGAAGCATCCCAACCGCTCACAGAGGCGCACAGCCGCGACACGCTCGTCAGCCTCTGCGACCTCACCCTCAACGGCTGCCAACCCTGGATCGAAGCCGGCTACAACGTCCTCGCCGTAGACCCACAACACGGGGTAACAACCACCCGGGACGGTGTAACCCGGTTCGCCGGCACCATCGAGGACGCCATGCCACTCATCGGCCGACTCATAGCCGAAAAACGAATAGCGTTCGTCGGAGGCTACCCACCATGCACCGACATGGCCGTTTCCGGGGCTCGATGGTTCAAAACCAAATACGAGGCCGACAAGCTGTTCCAGGCGAAAGCCGTCATGGTCGCCGAGCAGTGCCGCACCATCGGCAGACTCTCCGGCGCCCCATGGTTCGTTGAGAACCCCGTCAGTGTGCTCGCCTCAGCATTCGGGAAGCCTAACCACACGTTCCACCCCGCCGACTACACCGCATATGAACCCGCGGACAACTACACCAAAAAAACATGCCTCTGGACCGGTGGAGGGTTCATTATGCCGCAACCTGCAAAAGACCCGTCACTCGGGAAGCCGGATAACCGGATCCACTACGCCTCACCAGGACCCGAGCGCGCCAACTTCCGCAGCGCCACACCGATGGGCTTCGCACGAGCCCTCTTCGACGCCAACCACGAAACAAGGGCCGCAGCATGACCGACGAGACGAATTACCGACCGCCCGGACGGTATTTGGAAACGCGCACGCGTGTTGTGGTGCGTGGTGTGCCGGCTCCGCAGGGGTCGAAGCGGGGTTTCGTGGTGGGGGGCAGGGCTGTCCTGGTTGAGTCGTCGAGCAAGGTGCGGCCGTGGCGTGAGGATGTGCGTCACGCGGTGATGGAGCATTTCGAGGCCCCGCTTGTGGGTGCCGTGTGGGTGTCGGTCGTGTTCCGCCTGCCAAGGCCTAAGAGTGTGTCGGTGAGGTTCCGGCCGGTGCCAATCGTGAAACCTGACCTGGACAAGCTCCTCCGCTCCACGTTGGACGCGCTCAAGTCCGCCGGCGCGTACGGGGACGACTCACAGGTCGTCGAGGTCACATGTTCGAAGGTGTACGCCGATGATGTACCGTCCGGTGCTGTCATTGAAATCGGCCCTGTGAAGCGATGACATCGGTACCAGTAAGCGATAGAATGAATGCATCACCAAAAGTAAGTGCCCCGGTTCAGCGTTTGTGGAATCCGCTGCCGGGGCCGGAAGCCGGAAGGGGCTCCCAATGACAACGTTACCCGAAAACACCCCCCTTGAGCAGGCGAAGAAGCAGCTTGATACCGCGTGCCTCGAGTTCAACCGTGCGGCCGCGGCGACGACACCGCCGGGGAAACTCCAGAAGGCCGTACGGGATCTGATGTACGCGGTTGACAACTTCTGCGACATGAAGCGTGAAACCGTGAGAGGCGCATGATGGGACACCTTGACGAGATCCGGGGCCGGCTCAACGCAGCCACACCAGAGCCATGGATGGCGCGCAGTGATGGCGCGGTTGCGCAGGTAGCGCATTCGACCGGTGAGCAAAAGATGGTGGTGACATACGGACCCACCTACACATCCGACGCCGAGTTCATCGCCAACGCGCCTACGGATGTGGCCCGCCTCCTGAACGCCGTCCAAGCCGTGGAAGAACGCCTCAGTCAGTGGGAAGGACGGTTTACGGGTCGCACCGCTGAGGACACGGCAATGCGAGCCGCCATTTACCTCATCCGGAAAGACATCACGACCGCATTGGAGGCTAATCGTGGGCGCGAATGACAAACTGGCGGCGACGTTCCACAGCGGCAACACCGACCCACGGTTGGAGCCAGTGCGACGAGAACTATCCAAGGGTCTCTACCAGATGGCACCGGGCGAATTGCCAGCGCAGAACGGAGCCGTTCGCGCTCTTGCTGCTGCGGATGAGGCGGATCGTGCGGCTGGCATCGTACGGGTGCGCGTGGACGACGACACGGTGGAACGGGCAGCGCGGGCGTTGCAGTCAGAGGCCCCAGTCGCTTGGATTTGGGATTCCGTGAACGAGGAGACCAAAGAGTTTCGCCGTAGTCAGGCCCGTATCATCCTTGCCGCGTTGAGGGGCGAGTCATGAGCCCGCACATCCTGATCTCCGAATCGGTCACGTACTGCACTAACCAGGAAGGCGTGGAAGTGTCACCCCGCGCCATGCCGTACCTGGAGCAGTGGTTGCGGGAGAACGGTTACGTGAAGCGGGATCAGCGGTTACGTGACCAGCTCGCCCACACGACCGCACCCGTGGTTGCACAGGTCGGAGACGAAGGATGAACGAGTGCCCGAAGTGCCCAACCAGCGAGCCCTGCCAGCACATGTTCTCGATGACCCTGCGTAACGGTGACCGGGTATGCCGGCGCTGCCATGTCGTGAAAAGACTCAAACCACAAAAGACCCCGATGCCATCGGTGGACGACCTGCTCGGCATCGACCCGAACTGGACCGGTGGGCTATCCACCGACGAGTACATGCAACAGCAGAGGAGCCGAGGATGAGCGGGCACGACAAGGGTGGGTATCTCGACGGCGGACCGATCGAAGTCACCGCGGACAAGCCGAAGCCGATCCTCACACAGGACACATGGGATCAGTTCCGGGAAGCGGTGAAACTCATGCTCGAGTTCCTCCACCGTGACCCGAAGTTCCGCCGGATCGTGCGGAAACAGAAAGCCCGCGAGACGAAGCGCCAGGCTATCGAACGCCGTCAGGTTGCCCGCGCAGTACGGGGCATCGAATGGGCGCCACCACTACTACGGAACGGGAAAGCGCCGAGATGAGCTGCACGATAGAAGATTGCAGAGGCGAGTTTTACGCTCGTGGATGGTGCCATAAGCACTATGAGCGTTGGCGCAGGCATGGGAGCACTGACGACCCACGCTCACCGGAGGCTAGATTCTGGGCCATGGTGGACCGTGCGGGAGAGTGTTGGCGCTGGCTTGGGGCGCTCAAGTCCAGCGGCTACGGCGCTCTGAGTGTTGCTGGCAGGACGGTATATGCGCATAGGTATTCACTGGAGCTTCAACGAGGCGAACCAATCCCGGCAGGGATGGAAGTGGACCATAAGTGCCACACGCCTACATGCGTCCGGCCTAGCCATCTACGGTTAGCCACTTCTGGACAGAACGGGCAAAACCGCCAAGGTGCGCAGCGGAATAACTCAACCGGCGTGCGCGGAGTCGTTCACTTCAAAGGACGGTATCGTGCGCAGTTCCAAGTCGCTGGCGAGTACTTCCATGTTGGGTTGTTCGACACTCTTTCCGAAGCGGAAGCAGCGGTATCAAGTGCACGCCGCGAGCATATGACCCATTCAGAAATGGACAAGGTCCGATGACCTGGACCACTTGCCGTCAGTGGTGTTGCCGAAGTTTTTACAGCGGTAAGTGCCGGAAGAACCGGCAGTGCGCCTGCCACCCGAAGAAGGAGAAGAAGTGAACTACCCCCGATCGAACCCGACCCGCGTCAGGACCGTGACTATTATCGTCACCCACGAGGATGAGCGCCGCGACTTCTCACGCACCTACACAGCCAACGAGATATGCGCGGAGGGCGTCGGATACTGGGATCGCAGCGACCGCGGGGAGAAGTTCCGTGACTGGCGGATGACCACCATCGAAGGACTCGAACCATGACCCGCTGCTGCGCTAGATGTCGTACACCCTACAACTGCGGCCACAAAGAATGCCGGTGCCACAACGCCGTCATCCTCCCCATCACGGACACCCTCCAAGACCTCCTCCGGGAGGCCGACCGCCGCAACAACACCCGAAACCCGCACATCGAATAAGCCCCACGAGGCGATAAAATGGGTATCAGCAGACGATAAAGGGGAATCATGGTGTGCACAGTTGCCGGGTGTCAGGTACAACCAGGGGACGGGATCACCCTCTGCCACGACCACACCACACAGTTGGAACGGGACCTGGACGAGATTCCCGGCATCCTCACTGACCTGTGGGACACCACCATTCGGGCCACCCACTACACCGACCCGGTGACGGCGGCCAGTGGTGAGCCTGCGTTGATCGTGGACTTCAAGGCCAGCGCTACCGGGCATGAGCTCGCCGCGTTGATCCGGTCATGGACGTCGATGATCCTCGACCACGGCGTACCGACTCGACCGGGGGACATGCGGTCGCCGTCGTCGTGCGCGAAGTGGCTCCGTAAACAAGGTGGCGTGTTCCGTTCCGCTGATTGGGCGGGGGACATGTGCGACGAGTTCCACGCTGCGGTGTGGGAGGCCCGTAGGGGGACCGATAAGCCGCCGTCGCGGGTGTTCGCCGGCATGTGCCCGGGGGAGTCCCTTGAAATCGTGTGCGGGGCGCCCCTGTACGCGAGAGTTGGATCCGGCGTGGCTCACTGCCGGGTGTGCGGCGGGGAATGGGACGTGCAGTCGTGGCGCTTTGAAGCTCTGCTTGCGGCAGGCATGGAGACCGGGACGTCAACGCAGGTGTCACGGATGCTGACCGACCCGGTAACGGGAGAAGCGCTACCGTCTGCGACCATCCGTAAGTGGGTGTCTCGTGGACTACTCCGGCACGTGAATGAGCAGGAGCGCTGGCTGGCGGAGGTTTTGGGTCAGAAGGTCCCACAGAAGCGTTATCAAGTGCGGAAGGTTCGGAACCTGTGGGTGAGGATGAAGGCTTCTAAGTATGGGAATCCCATGTTCAGGGCTGGCCCTATGAGTACCGGGAATGTCGCTTGACAGGCGAAGACTTGTCACATAGGTTTAGAGCATAATCGCCCGTAGTGGCGGTGAGAAGGCTCCGGGGAACCGGGGCCTTTCGCATGTCCCCCGTCAACACTCGCCTTTTCATACGGGTGAAGGTGGAAGAGCCGGTCGTTTCTCGCTGGCAATGACACCACCTGCGGGGGCTCAAACTTCACCGAGCAGTGAGGGGCGGCCGTGCATGACGTCGAATGCCCTGTATGCGGCCACAACGCCCGCGAATACTCGAAACTCCACTGCACCAGCAAATGCCCGTGGCTGGTCTGCACCAACAAAGACTGCGGCACCACATACTCGTGGGAGCAGCCGGACCACTATTTCGACTGAGGGGGTGAGCGGCTTGTGCCTCGCATCACCGAACAGAAACGGCAGGAAATCCGCGACCTCCACGGACAAGGGCTATCCCGGAATGAGATAGCCAGGCGCGCCGGCGTCTCCAATGAGAGTGTGTCGAAGATCTGCGCCGCCGCAGGGCTGACGTTCGACCGGACCGCCACCGAAACAGCCACGAAAGCCAAGCAGGTGGACACGAAGAAAGTCCGGGCGCTCCTCGCCGCGGACTCCATCACCACCGCACGCAAAGCACTCGACCGGATCAACGTCATGCTCGACGACGAGGAAGCTGAGTTCGCCATCCGCGACCTCGGCACCGTCGTGGGCATCCTGGCCGACAAGCACATGGCCCTCGAGCGCATGGACTCCAGTGAGAAGGACCTCCCAGCCGTGGACAAGTGGCTCGCCTACATGATGGGCGGAACACCCGATGACTAACCCCGTCCCCTTCACCGGCAAATCACTGCTCGCCGTGCAGCACAACTCGCCGTCCATTGAAGCCTATGAGGGTAGTGTCCGGTCCTCGAAAACGTTCACGTCTCTCCTCGAGTGGGTTCACTTCATCCGCAACGGCCCCGCCGGCAACCTGCTGATGACGGGGAAAACCGAGCGGACCATCATCAATAACCTCCTCCTCCCGTTGCAGGAGTTGTTCGGGTCGAAACGGGTCCGCATCAACACCGGGGAAGGGTACGTGGAGATCCTCGGCCGCCGCGTGCTGATCATCGGGGCGAACAACGAAGCCGCCCGGACGAAGATACAGGGCCTAACCTTGGCCGGCGCCTACGTCGATGAGGCGTCCACCCTCCCGGAGTCGTACTTCAACATGCTGTACTCCCGGCTGTCCGTTGCGGGTGCGAAACTGTGGCTCACCTCCAACCCCGAAGGCCCCGTCCACTGGTTGAAAGTGAACTGGCTGGACAAAGCCATGCTGTGGATTGATAAGCACGGCACGATCCACCGCAACCCTGACCCGGGCGCACTCGACCTGTACCGTTACACGTTCATCCTCGACGACAACAAGTCCCTCCCGGCCGAGTATGTGGAGCGCACGAAGAAGTCCTACTCAGGGCTCTTCTACCGCCGGTACATTCAGGCCGAGTGGGTGGCCGCTGAGGGCGCCATCTTCGACGCGTGGGACCATGACACGCATGTGGTCCCCTGGGAGTCCCTACCGCCCATGCAGCGCGTCCTGTCCCTCGGTTTGGACTACGGCACGACGAACGCCACCAGCGCCATCCTGTTGGGGTTGGGCATCGACAACCGGCTGTACGCCATCGATGAGTGGCGGCACGACTCGAAAGCCACGCAACGCTCGTTGACAGACGGGGACCTGTCCCGGCAGATCCGCGAATGGCTGCCGCAGCAACATCACATGTCTCAGACCGTGCAACCGGAATGGGTGTGCGTTGACCCCGCGGCGGCGTCGTTCAAGGTGCAACTCACCCAGGACGGCTTCTCGAACGTCATCAACGCCGAGAATGACGTCCTGTACGGGATCCGGACCATGTCGTCACTGCTGGCGACGGGGAACCTGCTTGTCTCGGACCGGTGCAAGGGCCTGATCGGTGAGATTCCCGGGTATTCGTGGGACCCGAAGGCGACGGAGAAGGGCGAGGACAAGCCCCTCAAGGTTGCCGATCACAGTATTGATGCGTTCCGGTACGCCCTTGTGACCACTGAAACGAACTGGCGTAACTACGTCGATCTAGCCGCATAGGGGGCCTCATGCCGTTGCCTGGCAATGATCAGAAGTGGCCGCCGGCTGAACTCGCGCCCATCCTCGACGCCTATAGGGTTTATGACACATGGATGGTCGGTGACCCCTCCGAACTCACGAAGCTCTACGGCGCGGGTGGGAGCATCCGCCCGTCACAACTGGCGGGCGGGATCATTGGTGCGGTATCCCGGTTCTTTTGGGGGAAACCTGAGACTGCCGGGGAGAGTGACAAGCGGCACACTCCATTAGCTGCCGACATTTGCCGGGTGAACAGTGACCTACTGTTCTCTGATCCGATCACGGCGACTGTCGTTGATGAGGATGAGAAAACGCAGGAGCGCCTGGACACGATCCTCGAGTCCGCGCATACCGTGTTCGTCGGCGCCGCTGAACTCTCCTCCGGTCTTGGTGGGACGTTCCTCCGGGCCACCTGGGACACCACGATCGCGAACCACGCGTTCGTGACGAAGGTGGACGCGGACCTCGCATGGCCCACCTTCCGTTGGGGCCGGCTCACCGCTGTTACGTTTTGGCGGGTGCTGGCGGAGGAGAACGCCACCGTCTGGCGGCACCTCGAATGCCACGAGCTCGACGGCAACGGTATCGGTGTCATCCGACACGGCCTGTATGAGGGCACGAAGGAACAACTCGGAACCCGGCGCCCGTATCAGGACCGCACGGAAACCGCTTGGCTGGCCTCACAGCCTCTCATCGACGGCGACACGATCAGCACCGATACACCCGGTCTCGACGTCGTATACATCCGTAACCTCGAGCAGTCACTGTTGTGGCGCAAAGACGCATTAGGCGCACACCTTGGCCGTAGCGACCTTGAGGGCCTGCTGGGCGATCTCAGCGACTACGACGAGGCTTACACCTCGTTGATGCGGGACCTCAAGGACGGCAAGTCACGCCTTATTGTCCCGGAGTCGATGCTAACCAGCAACGGGCCCGGGCAAGGAGCCGTGTTCCATGACCGGTCACTCTTCACGGGTGTGACTGCTGCCCCTGGTGCCATGAAGGACGCGTCTCTGCCGATTGAGCAGGTCCAGTTCAAGATCCGCGTTGAGGAACACTTGCGGATCATGGAGGACATCCTGCACCGGGTGATCCGGTCCGCCGGCTACAGTCCGCGTTCGTTTGGTCTTGCTGGCCCGGATGGTGCTGCGGATAAGACGGCCACTGAGGTGACGTCTGAGGACAACATGTCGCAGCAGACGCGGAAGCGGAAGGTGAGGGCTTGGGAGCCTGAACTGGAGCGCTTGCTGGAGAAGTGCCTTGCGATTGATGCGGTCATTTGCAAGGGCGGTGGTAAGCCGGATGCTGGGGTTGATGTTGAGTTCGCGGCTTCGAACCATGCTGATCCGCTGATTTTGGCACAGATTGTGCAGACGTTGCGAAACGCTCGTGCTGCCTCTACTGAGACGTTGGTGCGTGTGGCGAACCCTGATGCGGATGAGACATGGGTCGGGGAGGAAGTGGCCCGCATCCTCAAGGAGGATGCGTTACCACCGGTTGAGGACCCCGAAACGTTCCGACCGCCTGCTGCTGAGCTCGAGGAGTAGGATCACGTCATGGCCCTGATGCCCAACAGTGCGGCCGAACTCGTCAAGGTCATCAGGGACATCTACCAGGACGCCGAAGAGGCGATACTTCATCGCCTCGCAAGGCAGATCGCCAAGGGGATCACGTCGGAAACGTGGTTGGACCGGAAGTACGCTGACCTGCAAGACCTGAACCGGCAACTCGACACACTGCTCTCCGATTTGGAGCGGGGTGTTCCGGGGGCGGTGGAACGGGCCATGCAGATGGCGTACAACCGGGGCACCGCGGCCGCTGTAGCGGACTTGGAAGCGGTGGGTAGGGGTGCGGGGGCGTTGGCTTCCCCACCGGTGCCACCGTCCATTGGCGGGTTCGTGTCGGCGACGTTGGCGCCGTTGAACTCGACACTGTTCCGGGTCCGCCGTTGGGTTGCTGATACTTACGATCAGGTGACGCGGGAAACTACGGCGCAAATGCTCACCGGGACGCTCACACGTCGGGAAGCGTCAGCGCAGGCGTTGAAACGGTACGCCTCTAGGGGTGTTACCGGGTTCACGGACGTGTCAGGCCGGAACTGGGAACTCGCCTCGTACGCGGAGATGGCCGCACGCACCCAGGCGGCGCAGGCTTCCTTGCAAGGCCACACGGACAAGCTCGGGGACCTCGGGCAAGACCTCGTCATCGTCTCGGATGCTCCCGAAGAATGCCAGTTGTGCCGTCCGTGGGAGGGGAAAGTCCTCTCCATCAGCGGTAGGACTCGCGGGGGCCTCAGCGACGGTGTGCGGGTCGCTGGGACGGTCGCGGAAGCCACGTTGGCCGGCCTGTACCACCCGAACGCGATTCTCGGCGATCACCAGTTCGCAGCAGTCGGGAACATCGAGAACGCCGTCCGCGCCTGGTACGAGGGGCCATCAATCGAGCTGGAAACTGCGGGGGGTGTACGGTTCACCGTCAGCCCTAATCACCCTGTGTTGACCTCTCGTGGGTGGGTTCCTGCCGAAGGACTCCGCCAAGGCGATCAGGTTTTTCGCGCCGGCAAGATTCGGGGGAGCCTTGATGGTCCCGTAGTTCGCAATGAACTCGATGACGTGGAATCCGGAGTTGCGAATAAGTTCGATGCGCTCCGGTCGCTTTACCCGAGTACGAGGGTTGCTAGCTCCGGTGACGACCTCCACGGCGACGGGAAGTTCTGTCAGGGTGAAATCGATGTTGTAGTGACCGACGACGGTCTGTTGCCGGTATCCAACACCGAGGGAATCCAACAGTGCGGCCACGATGTCCTCAGTAGGGCCGGCGTGAAGGGTGAGGGACTCGCGGGTAACGGCTCGCTTGACCTTGACCTCCTCACTATCCGGGCCTCTGTAACTGGGGCCTTGGCGGATCGTCACACCATGGGCCTTGAGCCTGCGGCGGAGGGTCGTGTCGCTGACTCCGAAAGCACGAGCGAGGTCTTGGCAGGACTGTCCTGCGAGGTAGAGACTGATGAGCTTGTCCGTGTTGACCGTAAGTGGTTTAGGGGTCATGCCTACGACTTTCAGACTAGTTTCGGTGGATACCTTCTAAACTCCATCTTAGTACATAACTGTCGGCACTCACAAGGGCTGTACATTGTGGGAGTCACGAAACCATTCGGGCGTACTGAGGACCCGGAAGGTGACGCGCTCCGCCAACGGCAGCGAGCCTACGAGCGGCGCGTGAGGGAGTGGAAGCGTCGTGTGATCGTGGACGAAGAGATCCACGGCAAGGACTCCGAACCCGCCCGGGCTACGCGCCGGAAGCTACGCCAAGCACAAGCCGAGTTCAAGCAGTGGCGGGACGATCATGATCGTAAGAACCTCGCGTACCGGACGTCACTGACCGCACGCTAAACACGTACCCAACCAATGCACCCACCAAACAGGCCGGGTGCATTTTTTATGCCTTGGAGGCCGTCATGCACAAGCACCGCACCATTCACGGGATCGACCCCTACGCACCCGGAGGCATTGAAGCCCTCCTCGAACACCACCGGGCCACGTTCGGTAACGCCACCATGATGGCGGACGGCGACCCTGCCCCGGCCGATCCTCCCGCGCCTCCCGCTGGCGACCCCGCGCCTCCCGCTGATCCGAAACCAGCCGAACCTCCGGCGGACAATCCGTGGACGGACCCGGACAAGGCGAAGGCTGAGATTGAGCGTCTCCGCGCCGAGAACGGCAAGGACCGCACCACCGCCAAGACGAAGGCCGCTGAGGAAGCACGCAACGAGCTCGTGAAGGAACTCGGTAAGACCCTCGGGTTCGTCAAGGACGGCGACACCAAACCGGACCCCGCCGAACTTACCAAGCAGATCGGCGCACTCTCCTCGGAAGCCACGCAGGCCAAGACCGAACTCGCCGTGTACAAAGCGGCATCGAAGGCCGGCGCTGACGCCGAGGCCCTCCTAGACTCCCGCGGCTTCCTGGCGAAGCTCACGGACATCGACCCGACAGACTCGAAAGCCATCACCAAGGCGATCGACGACGCGGTCAAAGACAACCCCAAACTCAAGCTAGTCCGGGCGGCTGGCACGAGCGGCGCAGACTTCACCGGCGGGACCGGAGAGCAGCGCCAAACCAACGTCGCGCCGGGACGCCCCCGGCTCGCGGCAGCATTCAACACCAACTCCTAGTAAAGGAACCCCGAAATGGCTGTAACACTTGCACAGGCCGCCCCGCTCATCCCCCAGGACCTCCAGCGCGGCGTCGTCGAACTCTTCGTCCAGAACTCCCCAGTCCTCGACCGTCTCCCCATCAAGGGCATCGGCGGCAACTCCTACTCGTACAACACTGAGGGCACCCTCCCCGGTGTGGCTTTCCGTGGCGTCAACGAGGCGTACACCGAGTCCACGGGTACGTTCAACCAGAAGTCTGAGGGTCTTGTGATTCTCGGTGGCGACGCCGACGTGGACAAGTTCATCGTCGCTACCGGTTCGCAGCTCAACGACCAGAAGGCCCTCCAGACGGCCGCGAAGGTCAAGGCCGTGTCGTACAAGTTCCAGGACACGTTCATCAACGGTGACGTGGCCGTTGACCCGAAGGGCTTCGACGGTTTGAAGAAGCGCCTCACGGGTGCGCAGGTCATCGACGCCGCCACGAACGGCATGGGACCTGTCACCGCGGGCCACGACTTCTTTGACGCACTGGACGCCCTTGTGGCCGCTGTCCCGGGCCTGAACGGCGCGAACGGTGCCCTGTACACGAACGCCGCGATCATCGGTCGGATCATGTCCTCAGCCCGCCGTCTCGGTGGGGCTGATTGGATCACTGAGGCGATGACCGGGAAGCGTGTCCCCACGTACAACGGCATCCCCCTGCTGGACATCGGGCAGACCGCCGCCGGCGCGGACATCATCACCCGCACGGAGGTTCAGGGCACCGCCACGAACGCTTCGAGCATCTACGCCGTGAAGTTCGGCGAGGACGAGGGAGACCAGTCGGTGACCGGTCTGGCGTCGAATGGTCTGCTCCTGCCGAACGCGTACGACCTGGGCGAGCTTGAGACGAAGCCCGCTTACCGGATCCGCATTGACTGGTACTGCGGTCTGGCTCTGTTCGGTGGTCGTGCTGCTGCGCGTCTGCGTGGCGTCCTCGCCTCCTAGTTGACCGGGCGGCACCTGCCTAGCGCGGGTGCCGCCCTCTCACCAACCCAAAACCTTAGTTAGGAGCCTGTCATGGCAACTCGTAAGACCACCGAAGAAAAGACCACCCTCGACAGTGACGTCACGAAGCCCTCTGTTACCGCACCCGGTGATGGTCCGGCCGACACGACTGACCCGAACGAGCGGGCCACTTCGGTGACCCCGAACCCGGGTGAGGAAGCGCTCCTTGTGGGCACCGTGAACGCGGTCAAGCCCCTCCCCGAAGTTGAGGCCGAAGAGGACACCTCGGAGCCCCGCATTGAGAAGTACGAGGCGGTCAAGCCGAACGGTGAGAAGGTCACCGTCACTCACAACATCGACACGGGGGAGACCACCATATGAGCCGGATCATTGCACCGTTCGGGATCACCGCGCAGGTGAAAGTCGCCGGCCTATCCCTCGACTTCAAGGCAGGTGTCGCGGAGGCTGACGTGTCCGCACAGGACGCTCGACGTCTCCGTGCGCAGGGCTTCACCGTGGACACCGCCGAACCCGCTTCGGCACCGGCTACGACGTTCCTCGCCCCTGGCGAGGACGACCGGCCAGCCCGGAACGCGTCCAAGTCCGACTGGGTCGAGTACGCCGTGTTGCGGGGTCATCAGGAAGGTTCCCTTGAGGAGCTTTCCCGGGATCAGATCCGCGACCTGTTCGCCGAATAAGTAGGAGGGTTCCGCCGTGTTGGAATACGCCACGCAGACCGATATCTGGTCTGAGAACGCGCCGGCTGATGCGGCGGAACTCACCCTCCACGCGAACGCCTTGGTGGGGCATAAGACCCGCCTAGCGGTCTACCACGTGGACGCTGACGGTTACCCGGCATCCACGGTGATCCGTGCGGTGTTCAAGGACGCCGTGATCGCGCAGGCCCGGTTTTGGGCGGCGAACGGGTTACGCCCGGGGGACGGGGAACTCAACCTCCTCTCGCAGCGGAGTGTCGCGTCGAAGAAGATCGGTTCCGCGTCGATCGACTACGAGGAAGCGTCCATCACTGAGAAGCTCGCGGATCGTGACGCGAAGGTCCGGGCACTCACCGAACTGTGCACGACGGCCTACTACATCCTCGATCAGGTGGGCCTCCTGAACGGGCAGCCGTACCGTGGGTGAGCTCAGCATGTTCATGGTGCACCTCGCCGTAGTGGAAACCCTCTCCGGCGGCGGACCTATGGGCGACACCTACAGCGACCCCACACCGGTCCCGTGTTTCGTGGACGAGAAACGCCGCTACGTGCGCGACGCCACCGGCAGCGAAACCGTGTCCGAGACGACACTGTGGGTTGAGGACAAGAGCTTCTACAGCGTGTTCACACCGGGTTCGGTGGTCACCCACCGGGACAAGATATCGACGGTGATCGGGCGGTCCATGCTTGACTCCGGAGCGCTTGAACTGCCGGACCACCTGGAGATCAGTCTGGCCTGATCCGCTCAGATCGTTCAGCGATCGTTGGGAACCTTTGCCGGCACTGCTCACACGAAGAGATGTGATTTATAGCCTCATCGGTGGCTACATCATCGGGTGTCGGGTGTTGCACCCCATCAGTGTCGGTAATCATTTCGCGATCCATTCGGTGAGTAGCTGGCGGATTACTTCGGAGAGGTTCTGTTCGTCCGCCTCAGCCTTTGCCTTTGCATCCTCCCACAGTCCATCCTCGATGCGGACTGTGCGGCGCGTAGTTCCCTTGCTCATGCGGCGACCTTGGCGGGCATCTTGCGGATGGTGCCCCACACTTCGTAGTCGGCGGGGTTCTCGCTGCGGTGCTGCCAACCTGCGATCTGGCCGTCGTACTTGGCGTTGAACTCCTTGGCGTGGCGGACCATGGCCTTGATTGCTTCGGCGGGGGCGGATGCCTTGTCTGCGGCCTGAACTCGAACCGAGCCGAGTCCGTGGTTGTTCTCTCCTGCGACCTTCACGTTGAGCTTGTAGGTGTTCATTGTCTTGCCTTTCGGTTGGTGTTCCTTGCTGATACCTCAACTTTAGCGGGTGTCATGACACCGTGTCAACCCTAAACCTCGGAGGTGTTTATGGCTGACAGTTTCGAGGTCAGGGGCGGCGACAACATCCCCCTCCGCTTCGAGGAAGGCACCACACGGGGCCTCATCCTCGCCGCCGAATACCTGCTGGAAACAGCGAACCGGACAGCACCCATCGAAGAGGGGACGCTCATCCGTTCCGGGCGGACATCCCTGGACGGCAACAGCGCCGCCGTGTCGTATGACACCCCGTACGCGAAACGGCAGCACGAGACGCTCCACTACCGGCACGACCCCGGCCGCCGCGCCAAATGGCTCGAAGCGACCATGAACGAAGAAGCCCGGGCCATCGGGGAAATCATCGCGAAGGAGATACGGGGTGAGCTTTGAAACCGACCTCCTCACCGCCATCGGCGAATACCTCGAAGCCCAAGGTGTAGGGCTCTACGATCTCACCGGCGCCGGGTACACGACTGCCGTGAACCCCCTCTACTGGGACACCCTCCCATCCACACCGGACCGGGGCACAGCAATGACCCTGTACCCGCTCGGACCACCGAACGGGACGCTCCACGAGATCGGGTTGCAACTCCGGATCCGTGGCCGCCCCAACAACAGGGTGGACACCAAAACTGCCGCGGACAACGCGGATGACGCCCTCGACGGACTCGAACGGGTCCAGTGGGCGGGCGTGGAAATCGTCCACGTTCGGCGGCAGTCGGGAACGAGTCTTGGCCCGGACAGTAACAACCGCATCGAAGTCACACGCAACTACTACATCCAATACACAAGGGCGACAGCCCACCGAACTGACTAGGAGTCAGACATGACAATCACTCCAGGCATCGTCAGCGACTGGGTACTCGAAGTCGCCGCCTACACCGATGGCACCGAACCGGCCGGCGGATACACGCAGGTGAAGGGCATCACCAACTACACCCCTCCGGGTATCTCGAAGGACCGCCAGGATGACTCGGACTTCGACAGTGGGGCGTTCGCTTCACAGGTCGCCACCGGGCTGTCCTACGAACTCACCGGCACCTGCAAGATCCCCCGTGCTGGTATGACCGCTGACCCGGGGCAGGAAATCCTCCGCACCGCCGGCATGAACGTGGCTGAGGATGGCCGCGTCCACTTCCGCACCTACAAGCGGGGCGCCGCCACTGGTCTCGCTGGTGTTATCGACGCGAACTTCACGGAGGGCGGCGGTTCACGGACCGACCTGACCACCGCGGAGTTCGGCGGCCCGGGTGTTGGCGCTGTCGTCGTCTACACGGTCCCGGTAACCCCGTAATGACTCCCACCGGTCCGGCGATCCAAGGCGTCGGGCCGGTGGGCACCACCTAACCACCTTGGAAACCTCAAACCTTGGAGCACAGAAATGACCGTCAAAGACATCACGCAGATCGAAGACGTATTCTCCCCGAAGCTGCGCATCCCCATCAACGGGAAAACATACGACGTCGAAGCAGTAGACGCCGAAACCGGTATGCGCCTCCAGAAACTCTTCATCACCGGAGTCAAGGCGTACCAGGGTCAGGACCTCACCGAGAAGGACATCGAACTCGTCTCCGATGATGAGGAACCCGACTTCTTCCGCATGGTCCTTGGTGACACGTACGACGAACTCCTCAAGGACAAGGTCTCGTATCAGGGGCTCCGGTTCGTGTCCTCTGTGGTGTTCACGTGGACGACGCAGAACTTCGAGACCGCGCTCGAGGTGTGGCGCAACCAGGGAAAAGCGCCGGCGAAGAACAGGGAACAGCGCCGAACGGAGACCCGGACCCGTACGGCCGCGGCACGTACGACGCAGAAACAGGGCTAAGCGAATGGTACGAGTACCCGCAGCAGCAGAGTGACGGGCACTCGTGGGCTGACATCCTCCAGCATTGGCGGCTTGTTGAGGCTGACCTGCACGAGGTGTACGGGATTGATGTCGGGTCGGGGATCCTTCGGGAACGCTCATGGCGGTGGCTATCGACCCGTATTTGGGGGCTGCTCCGGCGGGTTCCGACTGCTGGCCCGGACGGCGAGGCCATCCCATCGACTCGTATCGGTTTGATGTTGGATCCGAAACGTAAAAACGAATAGAGGGGGTCGACCGTGGCTTTGTACCTTGGGGAAATCTACGGCAAGGTCACGGTCGACAATAACCCGGCACTGAACGCGTTGCGTAAGGTCCGCCAGGGCATGGACCAGACCGCCGAGGCGGGTAAGCGGTCCACGGACAAGCTTGAGGCGCAGGCGCAACGCCATGAGAAGGCCGTCAACGACGCATCCGATGGGATCCTCCGGGCTCGCCGGCGGGAGCAGGACGCGGCGGCGGCTGTGGTGGCGGCTGAGAAGAAGCTCGCTGACGCCCGCAGGAAGCACGCCGCGGACTCGTCACAGGTCGTTGAGGCGGAGCGCCGCGCTGAGTCCGCTCACAGGCGTGTAGCGGACGCACAGGACGCTTCCGCACGTGCCACCCGTGACCTGGATATGGCGCAGCGTCGGGCTGTGTCATCTTCACGTGACTTGAGTGTCGCGAATGAGCGGGTGAGAACGACCACGCGTCGGACGTCGGGTGACTTCACCCGCATGACGAACGACATGAACACCAGCTCCAGGGCTGGGCGTACGTTCACCGCATCCATCGCCATGGTCACCGCCGGCCTCACCGCTGTAACACCTGCTGCTGGTGCCGCCGGCGCGGGCCTGCTGGCTGGTGCCGGTCACGTGCTCACCCTCGCCTCGTCGTTGGGTCAGTTGGCTGGTGTGGCTGCGCTCATCCCCGCCGGGTTCATCTCCATCGGTGCCGGTGCTGGCGTGTTGGTTGCCGCCCTGTCCGGTGTGGGCGACGCGCTCAAGGCTGTCAACGCAGAAACTAGCGCGTTCACCGCTAACCCGCGCCTCGCTGCGATGGCCGTTGAGGACGCCTTGGCCGCCATCACGATGGCGGAGGAGAACGCCGCCGCGGCGCAGGTCGCAGCTTCACGGGCTGTTGAGGCGGCGGAACGCCGTGAGGCTGACGCTGCCCGTGGTGTGATCGACGCGCAAAGGGATCTCGTTGAGGCGCGTGAGGAAGCTGCCGCACGTGTGAACAAGGTCGGCAGTCAGGTGTTCGACGCCCACATGGAGGCGAAGGACACGGCGATCGCCTACCGTAAAGCGCTGGCTGAGTACAACAAAGCCAAAGCTGAGGGCAAGA